GTGACTAAGGTCATTTACAAAAGCGAATTTTAAAACTAATATATTTTACATTGTTGTGAAACTATTTTGAACTTTAAGCGCAATATAATTAAGTTGTATTGTACATTTTGTCTATTAATTTCATAGCAAATTTTGAATTATTTATTTATTATCCACATATCAGATATAATTTTGTTTATTTATTGAATTTTAATTTATTTTTATAGTTACATTTTATTGTTAATTATTTGATATGTTTTTACTTATGTTGTTGTGCCTAAGCACAACCGTGGCTGCCGCTGGCAATTTAACTGCTAGCTTTATCTTTGATATTAAGCAGTCACCAAAAGATGATGTAGTCCTGTTAAATACTACACAAACTAAATGGGTCGCCATGACTCCGGACGAGCAAACAGCTTGGGCTAGAGCGATTGTGGCGACATACGACAAGGAAACAAAAAGACTCAAGCGAGAAGGTTTTGGACCCTGGGAATCCCAAGATACTTGGAATGAAAAGGGAAAGGGAAACTTAGTGATTTTGGGTAAACAAGTGGCTGATGTAATCAGCTTGATTGTGAATAAGTCCAGTGAGATTCTTAAAGACATTGCCAATGAAACGGCAACTATTATAGATGAAATTGAACATCCAATCCGCTTTTTATCTAAATCCAAAGTTGGAATTATCATAATGGTAATTGTAAGTCTCTGTTTGATGGCTGTAATTGTTATAGCTGTTGGACCAATCTGCAAAGCGCTAATTTTTATTGTTTCGTGCTTTTGGAAGCCATTTAGGTGTTTATTTAACACTACATGTTGTATTTATTGCTGGTCTACTACGCCTATACGGAAACTCAGAAATTCATTTATTGAAGCTAGAAAGACAAAAGAGGCTATGGATTCTCTCAGAATTTATACTCATGAGGGTGAGGCTCTAGAAATGTTACAAAGATCCTATTCAAAGGTTTTTACTGATGAACATGGTGCGTACATGCTAGCGTCTGACAATCATCGAGTTTATTTTGATAGTGCCACAGCTGTGGAGGACATTTTAATTTCCAAGACACTTGCTCCCAACACGAGAGAAACGTTGGGTGGCAAACACAAAGAAACTATGCTTGTCAGCTCCAAACTTTATAAGACAGATAAGTTGCCTGATTTTCAAGGTCAATTTGACATTGATGGGCAGATAGTAGGACACTTTGCAAGAGTACGATTTCAAGGACTAGATTGTCTTTTAACTGCATACCACGTATTGGAATATAACAAGGGAGCCTTGATTAGATTACGAAGAGGTGATAAGCTTGTAGATTTAAATACCATTGACGCTCGTGTGTTGGTGGCATCTCCAAGTACTCATCTAGATTATGTCATTATGCAAATTCCTGATTATGTTTTCGGCGCTTTGGGTTTGAAACTAGGCCATTGGTCAAGTAGAATCATGCCTAGAGAAGCTGTTTGCATACATCAATTATATGAAGGGAAACCATGTGTTTCCACTGCTGCTGTCAAGTTGTTTGAAAAGAAACCATGGCATGTCGCCTACTCAGCAAGCACCATTGTTGGATCATCTGGTGCTCCAATTTTAGATACCAGAGGTACTATTATTGGGGTTCATTTGGAACACGATGCGGAGACTTGCCTTAATGTAGGTGTTGTGCCACCAGTCTTTAGGAATAGCAGAAAAGAATCCCCAACGAGTGAGGATCTTATGCAACACCAAAGAAGAATGGTCTGGGAAGATGATGAGTATGATGAGCAGTATGATGATCAGGAAGATGATGAAGAAGGTGATCGATACAAGTATGCAGCAGAAGAGGAATTGGAAGAAAGGTACCTTAACTTCGCAAGAAGGAAAGGTGGCAAGAACTGGCAAGAAGATTTTGATAAAATTGACGAGCAAGCCTTATTGGACATGGAACAAGATGCTTCAGATGAGATTAAATATGGAGAAGGAGAAAATACCGCTGACGGATTTCGACTGATTCGATTAGCTCAAAGGAAGAGGGCGTCTTATAATTTAAAACATGGCATTTCAAATAGGTTTGGAAAAGAATCGATTATCAAAGAAAGTCCATGGACTTGCAAACGATGTGGTTGTCTACATTGGAAATTACAACATAATTGTTCCAAGTGTCAACTTAGTTTTGAACCAGCTGGAAGCAGGAAAGAGATGAAAGAGTTTATTGATTTACAAGTCAAAGCTCTTCATGATGATAAAAATGTTTTACCTACTGTTGTCCAAGATATTATTGCAAAGGAACTTAAAAAGGTATCAAAGCCCAAAGAAATTTGTGCTATGGTTGCCACTGCTTTAAAATCTGGGAAAATGGATGTGTATAGCATGCTTGAAATTCAGAATGTAGTTCAAAACACTGTGTATACCTGGGACCCATTTAATCAAAGATGGCAGATAATTTACCAGAGTGATGAAGGTGAGGATGTTCGTGTTCCTATTGAAGCAAAAACAGCCCATCATTTTCAACAAAGTGGTGAGAAAACAGCGGCTCAAATAGGGTGGAAGTCCTCATGTGAAGGAAATCCACAATGTAAAGCAAATCATCCTCGGGAGCGCAACAGCTCTAAGTTTGATTGTGAGTCACTTGTTAGAATCACCCAAGAGGACACACCAGTAGCGCCACAGGCGGACAGAGTTCGCTTGCAATGTGGTGCGCCAGTTTTAGAAGCTTATACTAAGTGTTTGGAAACTAGGCAAGATGAAGTTACCGGTCAGTTCTATACCAATGAAAGGAAAGTTGGTTCTGCTGCCTTGATTAAATTTGATGTTGTTAAAACACCATCTAACCATCCACACGGACTCCAAACCACGCATCGAACGAAGGATGCAGTGAGAACGCCTCGAGTCCGAAAACCAATTGTTGCCCCATTAGAGGAATTGGGCAATACAAACTTATATAGAAAAGAGACGGCAAAACCTCTGTCCAAGATGGAAGAGGAATGTTTAGATCAAATGAGAGAATTGTCGCCCATTCTAGAAGAGAAGGAGCCAAGCGAATCCTTTGTTTTGTTTAGAAGCAAGAGTGCCAGGAAGAGATTCAATAGAAAACAGCGTAATCTGAAGTCTATAGATTCCAAGAAAGAAACAGTTGTTTCTTTTTCTGAACCAAAACAAGAGGATCCTTTAAACTCCAACGCCCCAGCAATGACTGGGGCTTCTGTTACAACTGGACAGATCCAGAACCTTTCTCAGAACAAAGTGTCTGCCTCGGAAAGTCCATCTGCAAGTTCCACCCCTGCGCTAAAGATAAAACAAGCGAGAAGTGGGAAGCCCTCTGTAAAATCAAACCACAGTACCACAAGTACGAGTGGCCAGAGCGCTCCGCAGAAGCAGAGAAAATAAGTTTTAGGTTACAAGTAGATAGTCGCCTCCCGGGATGTAGGGTGCCTACTGCAGAAGAATTGGCAGAGTCTGATAAAAGACTACTGCCAAAATACATCTCACAAACATTACCAAGTTTTTGGAATTGTTATGACAGATCTTTGTATTCAAAAGTAATAGATGAATTGAAGACCCAGGTCAAGCCTGAAGCCAGTCCAGGAGTGCCTTTAAGTAGGATAGCTCTTAGGAACGATAAGCTCTTTAGCTACTTGGGTGAACAATTCAATGAAATGGTGCTTGATAGGCTTGAATTGCTTATGGGCACTTCATTGGAGGATATGAAGAATATGACGCGAAGAGAGTGCGTTGAAAGGGGTTTTATGGATCCTGTGCGGGTTTTCGTTAAGAATGAACCCCACAAGCTTAGTAAAATCCAAACTGGTAAGGTTCGACTTATTATGTCAGTTTCTATCATTGATAAAATGATAGAGATGTTACTCGCGAGACATTCTTGCAAAAGAAATATCGCCAATTGGAAAACAATACCTTCAAAACCCGGCATTGGTTTTAGCACAGATGATAATTATCATATGTGCAACCAGATGCAGCAGATCCTTTTAGATAAGGAGATGTGTGGTAGTGATATACAAGGCTTTGATTTTACAGTTGAAGAATGGTCTATAATGGACTATGCTGAGATGACAATTAAGTTAACTACAAACTATGGTTCAGTTGATGCAACTGCAACTTGGGCTCATGTATTAAGGGCTAAATCCCTATTACAATGTAAGCCCATATTTCAGTTTTCCGATGGAACCTTAGTTTCCCCCAATTACTTAGGAATAGTTTGTTCTGGGGGTTATAGAACCAGTGATGGAAATTCCATAATTAGAGTCAGACTTGCAGATTTGTTAGGAGCCCATGAGGCTATGGCTGCAGGTGATGACTGCTTAGAGCAGAA